TCAGATGGCTTAGGCTTTTCTGGTTCAACGGTTGGCTTTGGTTCTGGAGAAGGCTCTGGCTTAGGGGTAGGCTTGATGGCTGCTGCAGCATCGGCTGCTGCTTGTGCCTGTGCTGCTGCTTGTGCTATTGCTCTTTGAATTTCTCTTTGTGATTGTTCATCATAGTAACGCCATGCGTTATCAATGTAGTTGTTAAGATAATTAATTGCTTGATTGTATGCGCTGATTGCATTATTTTTATTTTGGAGTGCCGTTGCAACATTTAAAACTGAGTTGTTATATTCATTTGTTTTATTAGTTAGTGTTTGATTGTAACCATTTAATGTTGAAACTGCTTGATTATAAACATTTAGTTTGTCATTGTATACAGCCTGTGCTGAGGCAACTGCATCACTTGACTCTTGGCTTGGACCACTACCTATAATAGTTTTTATAATTACATTATCAATAACGTACCAGTCACTGTTGTGTGCCCAAAAATATATCTCATGAATTTGTTTACCAGGGAGGGCATCTAAAACTTCTTGATGAACAAATCCTGGATAATTTGAATTAACATTGTCTTGAATTGTAAAGTTATATGTTGTTCCATCTGTATGCCTGACCATAGCAGTGGCATCTCCATTTTTTGCATAAACGGAAAATTTAACCTGAGTAACTGATCCCTCACTCCAATTGGCAACACGAAAAGCAAGTGTTTGACTTGGGGCTTGAAGATGCAACGCTGGTGGGTTTGTATAATCATTACTTGGAACCTGTTCGCTTCCATAAAAATATCCACCATTTACTGTTGATGATATTGGAACTTCAAGGCTATTATTTGAGTTACCGTTTGAGTCTATTGATCCAACTATAAATATACTAAGAGCACCTGCTGGCCAATTTTGTCTACCATTATTTATACTATTATTATTAAAATCTTCTGTTGTGATATCAGTTATTGAGCCAGACTGGGTTGAAAGGTTTATGTTGGCCACATCAAGAGCATCCTGTGCATTATTTTTATTAGTTAGGGCAGTTGCAACTACTGCTGTTTGTCCATCTACTGCTGATTGGGCTGATGCTTTTTGTTCCCCTGCCGTGGCTTTTAAGACAAGAGAGTTGTCGTATGAGGTAGAAGATTGGGTCTGGGTTTCTTTTGCAGATACGGCAAGGGTATACTTATCTTCTGCTTCTTCAATTAGTGATATGAATTTATCCTTGTAGCCAAGGTCGTCAATGCTATCGTTAAGGTCTTGTATTTCTTGGGCTGCTACTGTGAGGGGATCATCAGAGTGGGCACCTTCTGGGGAAATAAGAAGCCAGCCAAATGCTAATAATGTGGCTGCTGCTATTCGTATTAGTTTTTTAATTTACCTTTCCCCCTTGCAGACTGATGTCTGATAGGCTGATTATACCATTTTATTGCACAAAAAAGGGGCTACCGTAATTGGTAACCCCTTTAATGCTGGACTAATTACTTAACTAAAGTAACCTTTGCCTTTGGATTCTTCTTGTTCCAATTGTTTGCCAATGTGTTAAATGCCTTCTTCAAAGATGCAAGTGCTGCTGCGTTATCTGCAGTCAACTTAGCAATCTGTGCATCCTTTGCAGCAAGTGCTGCATCAGAAGCGACCTTTGCATCAGCAAGTGCCTTAGTAGAAGCAGCCTTTGCATCGGCAAGTGCAGTTGCAGAAGCAGCCTTCTCTGCTGCAAGAGCAGCATCTGAAGCAGCCTTAGCAGCAACAGCATCTGAAGCAGCCTTTACGACTGCAGCATCTGAAATTGCCTTAGCAGCAAGTGCTGCATCCTTAGCAGCAGTTTGTGCTGCAAGTTCTGAAACTAGATCACGAACTGTGATTTCTGCAAACGGTGCAAGTGCACGAGCAGGTAGACCAACTACATCAGTAGTTGTTGCATCTCCAGCAGTTGTTGGGCTGAATGTGATTAATGATCGTGTTCCAGTTGCTGGAAGTGTTGCGACAAACTTTGCAACTCCAAAATCTGAAAGTGTAGCACCAGTTGTTACTGTTGCTGTATCCATAACTGCTGTTGAAGCAAACACTGTTGCAGTGATTGACTTAGCAGATACCTTGTTACCAAATGTATCTGTTGCAGTTACTGAGATGTCTTGCTTTGTACCAGCAGCACCAGCAGCAGGAGCAGATACTGTAAGAGTATTAATCTTACCAGCAGTTCCCTGTACGTAGTATGTAAGTTGTGTTCCACCGTTGGTGATTACAACTGTACCAATTGCTGTTGTCTTTGTGTAGACATAAAATGTTGCTGTTGTTCCTGTACCAGTTGCAATTGTCAAAGATGATGATCCTGATGTTGCTCCTACTGGTGCAGCAGTTGTGTGTAGTGCAGACACGATTGTTGCATTTGTTGCTACGACTGAAACGCTTGTTCCAACATCAACTGTTGCAATAAACTTTAGTGCGTCAGCAGCATCAACTGAGTTATCTGCAGGGACTGGCAATGATGCAGGCGTTGCGATTGCTGAGTTTGTAGTATTTGCTACAGTGTCAAGCGATACAGCGACTGTCATTACAGCAGCGTTTGCAGGCGTTGCTACGATTGTGCCCAAAGTCATGGCTGCAACCATGGCTAGTGCGATTTTCTTGAATGAATTCATTCGATATTCTCCTTGTTTATAGTGTTTTTAATCCATCCAAATAGTCTTTTATTTCATCTATTTGGCTAGGTTTATAGTGTATCACATTCCGACTTTCCATGTCAAACTGCTCTTCTGGAGTCTTCGGTCTGTCTTTAAAGGTATGAACCTCTACTTCAGTGTCTATATTTTTTGAGGTATGTGATATTGCCCCAAATATTGCTCCACACACAGCATCTGCCAAGTCCTTTGACTTCTTTCGTGGGTGGTCAACTCTATCATTTTTCATAATCTTTAACTGTGTTAGTTCATCAAATAATAAATCAATTGCAGGCATAGCAAGTCTTTCCTCATAAACAAGCATAGCCATATCCTCGTAGTGCTTCTTGGCAACAGAAACAGTATCAGTCTTCATTCCAACCTGCTTTAATTCATTTTGAATATCAAAGGATTGCCAACGGTCAAATGAAACCATGCCAATATCAAACCCTATCCTTCTAAGGTTCTGAATCCATTGCTTAACTTCTGAAAGATTAACTGGCCCTTCTACCTTTGGTTCCCACCACGCTACTGCATCTACTATTACAATTGGTGCTACCTGTTCGTAGTTATTAATTACTTGTATGTTTACCCATTTTTCTACATGTGCAATAGCAACTGCACACTTGTCGTGCTTCTGAGCAAGGTCAGCATGCACATAATATTTCTTAGTTGGATCTGGTTTAAATGATTCGTCAAACCTTCTAAAGTTATCCACAGGGTTTCTAAGTGTCATACATGCTCTTACTTTTTCCTGTTGCTTAAAGAATGCATCAGAAGCAAATGTTGGTACGCATGCAAAGCGCATCATTGCATCTCCAAGGTCAGTAATAAAAGCAATCTTAAAATCATCAATCTGTCTTGTTGGGTTTACTTCCCATGTAGGTCTTTTTAGTGCAAATACTCCAGGGTATTTGTATGAGATGATGTGGTCTTCATCCCAGGAAATTTCAAACTTATTGTTTGGGTCTGTGTCAGGTAGCAAGGGGTTAATAATAAACTCGTGGGTTCTTTCAACTACCTCTTTCTCAGCAACGACTGCGTCGTACTTCTCTGAGATATAGTCTCCTGGGTATCTTGGGAATGAAAGCAAAACAACTTTGCCAAGGTCTGGGAAGCGAGAGTCAACTGATCCACGGAAAGCCTTGTAAATATTTTCAGCAGTCTTTCCTTGTTCATTGCCTGTCCCAACTTCAGATGCAAAACCAGAGATCTCATCAAGCACTGCAAGAAGAAGGTTTAGTCCCTCATGTGATTCTCTTTCTGAGTGACCAGAGTAAACAGTTATAGACTTATCAAACTCAACTGAGTCTGCTTTTGCATAGTACTTTCCAGCAAACCATGGGGATCTTTCAATCTTTGATTTAAAACCTTTAAAGAAAACATTCTTAGCCTGCTGAGCGTTAATAGCAACGTTAATTAAATCAATAGCATCTCCTGCTGGCTTACCAAAATACTTTGCTGGGTCTTTTAGGCACAATAGTTTATATACTATATATGCACATGCTACGGTTGATACGAAGTCTTTGCCAGATCCCTTGCCAAGTTGCAGGATAATTTCATTCTTTGTATATTTTTCAAAGTATCTTGTTCCTTCTTCTTCTCCCATAATATCAACGAGATCTTCTTTGCGATAGATCTGGCTCATTGCCTCTACGATATCGTACTGTATCTCAGATAGTCCAGGCTGGCCCAGATAGGATTCACCCTCAACAAATGTTTTGGCGTCTACTGGTGTTTCCTGAAAATGGTTATCCTTAAGTACTTCAAGAAACTCATTGAACATCGTGGACAACTGTAATCACCTCGTTGTCTTTTGCAAATGAAGATAGTCTACGCATAATCTCATCACGAATTTGTGGGTATTCTGATGCAATGTCTTTTAATATTAAAACAAGAACTTCTTGACGTCTCTCAATCTCCATCATTTCTTCTGCAAGTTCTTTGTTCTCAAGCAGACCAGCCTTTTGTAGCATGTCAATACGCTTAGACTCAATATCCATGACAAGTTTAATTGCAGCAGTCTTTGCGCTAAGATTGTTTGTCATTGATGCTTCATCAATAACTTCATATGTGCGAGAAACTAACTTACTGTAGTGTGTATCAGCAGCAGCAAGTGCTTCTTTAGCACGAGCACGAATAGCATCATTAGCAGATGCCATAACTTTCCACTCATTGATAAGAGTTACGACTCTTTGTCTTGGTATTGAAAGTTGCTTAGAGATTACGGTTGGGTCATTACCTTTTAGGTATTCTTCTACTACTTGATTTACTTGATCAAGGTGCTTGACTAGATCATCTTCAGTTGACATATTTTCCCTCTAGTCTATTTATTTCATCCTTGATGTAAAAGATTGCTTTCTCAAGATCCTGTATGGTCTTTGCTTCATCTTTAAGTCCTGCTCTCCACAGATACTTAAAGGCATTACCAATGTTAAAATTACGATGGCGAGTTATCTCAATGCACTCAATACCAGATGGGTCTGAGGTGTAATGCAAAGGATTGTTAACTTGGTCAACTGTTATGTTTAAGTTATTACTCATCGTCTGTCTCCCAATCAAATGCTTCTGGAATTCCTTTTAATGCAGCAAATGCAAAAGCAAAACCAACAGTGCCTGCTACAGCAAGTGCTACTAACGCTTTTTCAACTTTATTCATCGTTTCGACCTCCTTAATCCAAACTTAGCAAGGTATACGTAAATAGTCTCTAGACTAACTCCGCACTCCTTTGCAATCTCTTCTGGAGTCTTCTTGTCCATAAGATATCTCTTACGCATAAAGACTTCTGATGTATATAGTTTAGCAGCCATAGTGCTATTTGTCAACTCCAATTGCTTTCCCCCAGTTTTTTAGAGCCCAGTGCCCAATACCACAAGCATCTGCGACATCGTTATCAGTAATAGTTCTATCATAGATAGTGTTAATAAATTTTATAGTTCTTTCTTTGCGAAGGTTTCTTTCATAAGTCTTGTACCAAGAAACAGATTTTCCAGGATGCTGTGCACGAATAAAAAGTTGCTCGTCCTTTGATATTTTTTTATTTCCTATGTAGTTTTGCCAAGTAATAGGAGAAACAGTACCTATTACTTTAGTTCCAGTCTGACCAGCAGCACCAAGAATTGCTCCTTGAACCAGGGCAAGGTCTGCAGCAGTCTTTGGGCTATTCATAAATACTGTGTGCTCAATAATGATTGCTTCAAACCCACCATATATATCAAAAAATCCTTTTACTTTTTTACCTGCATCCATAACTTTTTCATAGGTGTTGTTTCCTTCAAAATTAATCTTGCCAACTGACCCAAGATCTTCTCCAGCAAATAAAGAAAACGCAAGACTGTTAGTACTAGCGTCAATAGCGCAAATTGTATGTGGCTTTACTTCTAGGCCCCACTTATTTTTTACCATTTGTTTTTCCTTTTATTTCTTTAATTGCCCGACTTACTGCGTCTGGATTTACTGCACAAGAAGAACATATAGCGTCGTCATTGTATATCGATAGAGGGGTCGAGCAAGACTTGCAGAGCCTTGTCTTCCCTCTTCTTTTTTGTCTTTTTGAATGTAAATATCTTTCAGCAATTTTTTCTTTTGTTGCTAGATCTCTACAATCTCCAGAACAGTATATTTGATAAGATACTGACTGATCAAAATTTTTATCGCAAAACTTACAATTCTTCACCGAGAATCTCCAAGGGCGCTATTTTTAGTACGCCTGGACCTGCAGACTCACATGCTTTTTTAATTGGGCATGACTTGCATATCTTGGAGTTTGATCTATAGTTTTTGTTTGGCAGGGTTTTATCTTCCCATGTCTTGCGAACTAATCTCATCCAATCAAATGCCTGGTCTACCCACCGACGGTAATGATCGTTTACATCTACAGGGATCAAAAGGAGTTCATGATTATTTTTATTTTCATAAATCATAACACCAGTTGGTCTCTTTAAGATCTTCATATAGATAAGTAACTGCATTAGGTGACCATTCTTGGCCTTGCCTGATGCCTTTCTATATTCGAACCCTTCGTTCATCATTGTTTTAATTTCACCAATGAGTTCTTCGCCTTGCCAATTAAACATGACATCCCCATACCCAAAGATAGGAGGATCTTCATTTATAATCTTAAACTCTGTTGTTGCTTCATTATTTTCATCACGGAAAACCTTAACAATGCCAGCGTTAAGCATTGCGTTTTGAATTCGTGCATGTGATAGCGTTCCTGCAGTCATATTTGCAGCAGCGTATGCGTCTGCATTATCTTCAAACATTTGACCATTAAAAGCAAGATACCAATATCTAGCACACTCTCCGTGCCCGTATGCGATTGTCGATGGAGCAAAAGTCTTTTTTGTTGTGTGCTTATCTACACGAGTAATCGTATATCCTTCTTTAATCTTTGCCTCAAGTCCCGCTATATCCATGCGGTGAATTGGTTTTTCTTCTGGCTTTATCATTACAGTGTGCAGTAAATTCTTCGTCATCATTTCTCGTTTCTATTAGTATAATTATAGCAGACTAGCGGGTTATGTACTTTAGTGCAGACACCAAGTTATTTAACGACTCTGCTGCCGTATAATAAAGATTCTTCTTTCCACGATCTGACTTATCAACATTGGCCATCCAGGTTGCCTTAAAGGCCATCTTTGCTGCAATTGCCTGAAGCCTTACAATCTCTATGTGAGCCACATTCAAAGGAATATCTGGCTTAATAATTATCTTGGCAATGAATGTTAAAGCAGTAGTCAATTCTTCGTCCTGCATATAGTCTGCAATCTCTGCCAAACCATTAACCATCTCTATCGTTGTTTGTTGTTGTTCCATTATTCCTCCACTAGATCTTCTAATATGCTCATCTCAATTATAGCAAGTCTTACTTT